AAAACAATTAATTAATAGAGGCGAATGGTGTGAATAGAGATTTTAAGATAGAAAGTAAAGATGGTAAAAAATATATTAATAGAAGATATTGTACTCCATGTGAAAAGTTTTTAACTTACTATGATGTATCAGAAGATAATAAGTGTCCACATTGTAGAAGAGATACATATTTAGCTAAATCAGAAGTAACGGAGGATTTTTCAAAGAAAACATTCACTGAATACTTAGAGGAAGAGAAGACCATGATTAAAGAATTAAACGTAACTTTAGGACTAGATAAAGATAGATTGTTGAATGATGTGATTGAAAGACTTACAGAAGAACTAAATAGTTTTATATATAACGTTAATATGAATGATTATATAATACATATTAATAAATAGAGGTGAGTGTAATGAAAGAAAATAATATAAAATACCTAGTAGGAAATAATACTAATCAATTTTCAATAAGAAAACAAAAAATTATTATTTTATAAATTTAAAAAGGGTAAGGGGTGCTAATAAAGTATCATCTAAGGGAATGAACAGCGTAAGGGTAGTCAAACGTGAGTTTTTTCACTTGAAAAAGTAAAAACTTCGACATTGTTTTAAATCAAATTAAATGAAAGGATGGTTGATATGCCAAGTTCAAATGGTAAAGAATATCAAAAAATATATAAAAGAGCTGAACGTGATTTTAAAAGTGGTAAACGTGAAGATATGATTGATGATAGGATTGAGGTAAATTTTAAATCTAAGAAAATTACATTGAAGCATTTTAAGGATTTCTATAAGGATAAACTTAAGACTAAAGAACAAGAATTTATATTTAATAATTGTTTGGATTTAATTAGCCTAATAGAAAGTAGTAAAATGGCTTTAGAATTAGAAGGTTCTTTTTTAAAAAATGCAACTGGGATACTTAAAGTCAATCCTGCAATGAAAGAATTAAGAGAAAATTTAAAGGCATTTACTAATATGTTGGAACTACTACATCAATTAACATTAGAATCTGATGAAGATGGAAGTTTAGAGGGCTGGTTAAATGAATAATGAATATAAAGAATTTAGAAAAAGAATAATTGATTTAACAAATGATATAAAAAATCAAGATATACTTGATGATGATAATTTAGAATATGCAATAAGCATACAGAAAATAAAATGGGATAATGATAAATATTACTTTGATGAAGTTGAAGCAAAGAAGTTTATTAAATTTACTATAAAACTTACACTTGATAAAGGCTTAAAAGGTAAGAATATAGAGTTATTAATATTCCAATTTGAAATATGCACGGATATTCTATGTGTAAAGAGAAGAGAAGATGATTTAAGGCGGTTTAGAGAATCACATGTAAATATACCTAGAAAGAATGGAAAATCATTTATAATAGCACTTATATTAACATATTTATTCTTCTTTAAGACTGAATATGGAGCTGAATATATAATAACAGCAAATACAACAAAACAAGCTGGTTTATTATATAATTCTGTAAAACACTTCATAACAAATAGTCCATTAAAGAAAGTATGCAAAATAACAGATTCTCAAAAGGTAATATATAGAAAAGATGAAAATTCATATCTAAGAGTATTATCTAGTGATGCAAAAAGTGCCGATTCATATGCAGATTTAGTATTTTGTATGGATGAAATCCATGAAGCACCAGACCAAAAGTTATATGATAAGTTAAAAACTGGTCAAGGTATCTTTAAAGAACCATTAGGAATAACTATTACAACTGCTTCAAGTGGTGAGAATCCATTAAATTTAGAAACTGAATTATATAAATATACTAAAACTATCGAAGGTGGAGAGCATACTGACGATAGTTTTTATTATGCAGTTTTTGAAGCAGAAGATAAGTGTGATTTAATGGATGAATCTGAATGGTATAAGGCAAATCCAGCATTAGGAAAGTTTAGACAATATGAAGATTTAAAGAATCTAGCATTAAGAGCTGTCCAATCTAAGACAAGAGAAGCATCTTTTAGAAGATATTTCCTTAATCAACACGTATCTATGGAACAAGATAATGCTATAAATATGATGTTATGGAAAGATTGCTTAAGAAATATAAAATACGATGAAGTTAAGAATATGCCAAGTTGGGCTGGATTAGATTTATCTTCTAGTCAAGATATAACGGCATTTATACAAGTGTTTTATGATGATGATAGAGATAAGTTTATAGTATATCCTCATTTATTTACACCTAAAGGAACTCTTTTAGATAGAGAAGAAAGAGATAAAGTACCGTATATGGCTTGGAATAGTCAAGGTTATATAAATGCTTTAGAAGGTAACTTTATAAATTTTAATCAGTTACATGGATTTATAAAAGATACTAATAATGTGCAGCAAATATTATTCGATAGATGGGGATCACCTGCTACTCAATCTGCATTAGAAGAAGACTTTGAAATAATAGGGTTTGGACAAGGGTTTAGAAGTATGTCTCCTATTATAAAAGAATTTGAAAACTTATTAATTGATAAGAGAATAGAAATAGCAAATAATGAAGTGTTTACATGGATGGCTCAAAATGTAACTGCTACATTAGATGATGCTGGAAATATAAAATACTCAAAGGCTAAAAGTAAAAATAAAATAGATGGAATTATTGCTATGTTAATGGGGCTACATGGTGCTATACAAAACCAGGGTATTTTAGATGTTACAGACGATTATCTAAAACTTATGAACTGGCAATAAATAACATAACGCAGAGGGAGGTGAGATGTTGAAAATATTAGATAGATTTAAAAATTTCTTTACTAAAGATATAAATAATATGACTTATGAAGAAGGTTTATTATTAAAACAACTTGGAATATCAAATGTTGATAGCGATGTGAAAAGTGAAGTTACATATTTTACATGCATAAAAGTACTAGGTGAAACATTAGGTAAATTACCTTTAAAAATGTATCAAGATACAGATAATGGTATTGTTAAAGCTAAAAATAATGATATTTATAATTTACTAAGATTAAGACCGAATCCTTATATGAGTCCTACTACTTTCTGGACAACTATAGAAAATAATAGAAATCATTATGGTAATGCCTATGTATGGTGTAACTATAGAGGGACTAAACTTAAAGATTTATGGATATTACCATCTGATCAAGTGTCATTAGTTTGTGATAATGAAGGTTATTTTGGTAAAGAGAATAAGATATATTACATTTACAAAGATACTAGAAATAATAAGGAATATACAATAAATGGTGATAACATACTTCATTTTAAGACAAGTCATTCATTTGATGGAATAACTGGTATGCCAGTCAAGGATATACTAGCAAGTAGTGTAAGAGGTGGTTTAGAATCACAAAAATTTATGAATAATCTTTATGAAAATGGTATGACTGCTAAGGCAGTTTTACAATATACTGGAGACTTAGATAATACTGCTAAAAGAAAATACATGAAAAATATAGAAGACTTTGCTAACGGTAGTGCTAATGCAGGGAAAATAATACCTATGCCATATGGTACTGAATTGAAACCTTTAGATTTAAAATTAACAGATACACAATTTTTTGACTTAAAAAAATTCAATGCTTTACAAATAGCTGGTGCATTTGGAATTAAACCTACATTTATTAATGATTATGATAAATCTAGTTATAGTAATAGTGAAGCAGAGCAATTAAGTTTCTTAGTGAACACTTTACAATTCATATTAAAGCAATATGAAGAAGAAATTAGCTTTAAATTACTTACTAATAAGCAAATTAAAGAGGGTTATTACTTTAAATTTAATGAAGGTGCTGTATTAAGAACTGATATGAAGACTCAAGCTGACGTCATGACTACTTATATTAATAATGGGGTTTATACTTCAAATGAAGTTAGACTAATGTTAGATATGACTACAATAGATGGTGCTGATGTGCTTATGTGTAATGGAAATTATATTCCAGTACAACAAGTAGGCAAACAGTATGACAAAGGAGGTGAAACGATTGAAAAACAAGAAGGATAATTTGAAAGATTTTTTACAAATTAAGAATAGTACTGAAACAAGTGCAGATTTATATTTCTATGGAGATATAGTATCTAGTTATTGGGGTGCATGGGATGATACAGACCAGTATCCTGAATCAGTTAAAAGTTTCTTAGATGAAGCAAAAGGTAAGGATTTAAACATATATGTAAATAGTGGAGGAGGATCAGTATTCTCTGGTATGGCTATATATAATATGCTTAAACGTCATCAAGGATTTAAAACTGTTCATGTTGATGGATTAGCTGCAAGTATATCAAGTGTAATAGCTTTAGCTGGTGATAAGGTAATAATACCTTCAAATGCTTACTTAATGATACATAAACCCTGGAGTGGTGTACAAGGAAACAGTAACGATTTAAGAGAACAAGCTGATGTTCTTGATAAGATTGAAGAAGGCATATTAAATGTATATGCTGAAAATCTTAAAGAAGGTATAGATGTAGAAACTATAAAAGAAATGGTGAATGCAGAAACTTGGTTAACAGGTGAAGAAGCATCTAATTATTTTAATATAGAAGTATCTGAATCAGTAGATGCGGTAGCATTAGCAAGTGAATACTTAAATAAGTTTACAGAGATTCCAAAAGAATTAAAAGTTGAGGATTCAGTTGATAAAGAAGTAGAAAATAAAAATGAAATAGAAAAATTATTATTAGAACTAGAGTTAATGTAGTTCTTTTTTTAATACAAAAAATTATAGAAAGAATAGGTGAATTATATGAATAAAGAATTAAGAGAAATGATGCAATCAATACAAGACAAGAAAGTTGAAGCGATGAACTTATTAAAAGAAAATAAGATAGAAGATGCTAAAGCAATGAAAATAGAGATACAAGAAATGCAAGACAAGTTCGACATGATGAATGAATTACAAATAGAAGAAATGGGAGAGGTAAACAATATGACTGAAATAAACAAAGTAGAAAACAAAGTAGATGCTAACGTAGCATTCAACAAGGCAGTATTAGGAAAGCCATTAAATGAAGTGCAAGCTGCATTAGTAGAAAGAGTTGCAGAAGATGGTGGATACTTAGTTCCAGTTGAACAAAAAACACAAATAGAAGAATTAAAAAGACAATTAATACCTTTAAAAGAATTATGTAATGTAATACCAGTAGGAACTTTATCAGGTTCAATGCCTTTAGAAGTTGAAGTAAATGATGAGTTAATATCATTCGATGAAAATACTGATATAACTCCATCATCTATAAAATTCGGTCAAGTTAAATTTGAATTAGGTGACTATGGAGATATAATACCAGTTTCTAACACTTTATTAGCAGATGAAAAAGCTAACTTAGTTTCTTATGTAGGTAAGAGATTTGCTAAGAAAGCTGTAAGAACTGAGAATAAAAAGATATTAGCGTTATTAGCAACTACGGAAAAGGTTACTGCTAATACAGAGGCTGCAATAACACAATCATTAAACAAGAAACTAGATCCATCTATAGCAGCTAATTCAGTGATAATAACTAATCAAGATGGATTTGACCATTTAGATAATTTATTAGATTCAAACAAAAGACCTTTATTATCTGATTCATTAGCTGTTCCAGGATCTAAAGAATTTAAAGGTAAGAGAATAATAGTATTATCTAATCAACACTTACCATCTGTTGAAGGTGGAAAGACATTTACTTTCTATGTAGGTGATATAGCTGAATTTATAGCTTTCTTTGATAGACAAGCATACGAAATGGCTATATCTAAAGAAGCAGGATTTACTAAAAATGCTACTTTCATGAGAGTAATAGAAAGATTTGACGTTAAGAAAGTTGATGCTAAGGCTGTAGTTTGTGCAGAAATAGTAATAGCTTAATAATAACTAATAGGGGTATGGATATTATCTGTACCCTTTTAAGTAGGTGAAATAAATGAGTACAATTGTAACAAATGATTTAAGAAATGAAGTAAAACATTTTTTAAGAGTTGATTTTGATGAAGATGATACAGTTATTGATACTTTAATTATTGCTGCTGAATCATATCTTAAGAATGCTGGATGTCTTGTTGATTATACTAATAATTTATTCTTTTTAGCAATGAAGATGCTAGTAGGTCATTGGTATGAAAATAGAGAAGTTGTTGGAACAGATGAGAAAATGGCTTATTCTTTAAATGCTATTATAGTGCAATTACAATATTGCTATGAGGAAGTGACTGTATAATGAAAATAGGTGAATTAAGAGAATCTATATTAATACAAGAACTTAAGAAAGTTGTAAATGACTATGGTGGAACAGAAGAACAATATATAGACCTATATAGTTGTAGAGCTAAAAAGAAAACTGTATCTACTAAAGAATATTTAAGTTCACAATCTGAAACTGTTACTCATACTCTTAAATTTATATGTAGAAAAAGACCAACTTACGGTGATTATATTTCTGCATATGACATTATATCTAATAACCACTTTATATTGTATAAGAATGATAGATATAACATTAAACATGTCCATGAATTTGATGATATGAAATACATTGAATTTACAGTAGAAAGGGTGATATAGGTGGCAATAAACTTTGATATGTCCCAATTACTAGATATATTGGATGATTTAGATAAGAAGGTTAAGAAAGATATAAGTAAAAATGCACTTAATGCTGGTGCTGATGTAATTTTAGAAGGCCAACAAGCTAATGTTCCAGTTGATAGTGGAGATTTAAAAGAATCTCTGGACAAAGGGAAAGTTAAAGGTGGAGCTAATGCTAAAATTAATATAGGTATCGAAAAAGGTGATAAAGATACTTTAAGATATGGATACTATCAGGAATACGGAACTGAATCAATGATAGGAAAAAAATGGATGAAGTCTGCATGGAATGATAGTAAAGATCAAGCATTAGAAAAAATAAAAGAATCAATAATCAATGATTTAATAGAGTAGCCGAGAAGGTGATTAAATGAATAAAAAAATTATGGATATATTTAGAGGATTAGGTATTCCTAGTTTCTATCAAGAATGTACTAACAAGACTGACAATTATGTGATATTTAGTATATATAGTGAAAAAGATACTGAAGTATTAGACAATGTTTCTAATGCAACTTTACACTATGTAACTATAAATTATTGGTATGATAAGTGTTTAAAAGACTTAGATAAATATAAGACTATAAAAACAACAATGAAATCTAATGGATTTAAATTTTATGGATGTGCTGATTTAGTTGGTGATACTCGCTTTGGAAAGTCATTAGATTTTATATATAAGGAATGGAATTAGGACTAGAGATAGTTCTTTTTTTATGCTTAAAAACAATAAATGGTGGTCGATGGTCGTGTCGGCAAAATGAAAGAGGTTAAAAATTATGGCTGGTACATATATAGAAAAAATAGTTTACGGTTTAGATAATATACACGTTGCGAAGATGAGTGCTGACGGAACTTATGGTGTTCCCGTTGCAATTTTAGGTGCTAAAACTGTAGAAGCATCATTTGAATCATCTGAGAAAGTAATGAAGTATGACAACAAGACTGTTTATACTGACAAAAGAGTTACTGGTGGAAGTGGTAAATTAGGAGTTTTAGGATTAACAACAAATGAAAAATCTTTATTAGCTGGTACCGAAAATATGAGTGGTGGATTTGCATTAAATAGAACAACTAATGCACCTAACTTAGCATTAATATTCTCACAAGATAAAGCTGATGGAGGTAAGATACTTTCGGTAATATACAATTGCCAATTCGCTTTACCAGGCATAAGTGCAGTAACTACAGAAGATGAAGTGGAAGAACAAATATTTGAATTAGATTTCACTTGTACAGAAGATATTAAAGAAGGTTACTACTATCAATCAGTGGATACAAAAGATGCTAAAGCTGATGCTACAATGATAGGTGCTTGGTTTACAGCAGTACAAATGCCTAAAGCAACTGTAACAACTGGAGCAATGGCTACTAAAATAGCTAAGTAATTTAATATAAAGGTGTCCTTAATGGGCATCTTTTTTATTTGTTGTTAATTAATTTTAAAGTTGATTTAAGTTGTTTAAGAGCAAATAAATATAAGGTGGTGAAAAGAAGAATGTATGAATCGAAAATATTATATGGATTAGACAAGATACATTATTGTGCTAAAGATGGAGTAATAAAACCTCTTAGTGGTGCTTTCGATATAGAAATAAGTTTAGAACAAGCGTATACATATTCTACAAAAGAAGGGCATGATGCTATTAGAATAAATGGATCTACTAAAGGAAAGGGTAAATTAACCTTATTAAGTTTAACTTTAGAAGAACAAGCAGACTTATTTGGATATTCATATAAGAATGGTGAATTAGGCGTTGGTGGTAATTATAATCCTCCGACTTTAAGTTTATTATGTGCTAGACAAAAAGCAGATGGTGGAGAAATTTATACAGTTGTTTATAAGTGTGTATTTAACAATCCAAGTATAAATGGAACAACACTTAAAGGTGAACTAGAAGAAGGTGTAATGACTTTAGACTTTGATGTTTTAGTTGATCTGAATAAGGAACTTACTTATTTTAGTTTAGATACTAAAGTAGGAGATAAGAACAAAGTTGATAATTTCTTTAAAGAAATACAAATACCAAGTGTATAAGAAAGGTGATATAAAATGATAAATGATAATATAGAAATAATAATGAATGATGCTACATATAATGCAAGATTAGATATGGGAGCAATCGCAAATGCACAAAATAATTTGCAAAAATTAAAGAAAAATATTGGTGTAGTAGAAATGTTTGACCAAGTTAAGGAAGAGAATTATTTAGTTGTAAATAACTTAATAATCGAATCTATAAGAAGGTGTCATCCTCAATTAAAAGCAGAAAATATTCTTGAAAATATGAAACTATGTGAGAAAAATAAAATAGTAGCTTATGTATTTGAATTAATGAATGCAAGTTTACCAAGTGATGATAGTAAAAAAAAAGTAGTGGAATAGTAAATCCTTATAAAAAAGTACAAGATTGGGATTATGATGATATGGAATATGCTTGGTATTCTGTATTAAAAAGAACTGAAGATTTTTGGAGTATACTTCCTAAGTATTACTTTAAACAATGGGATGCACATAAAAAGTTTAACGGATTAGATAAACAAGATACTAAAAGAGTAGTTGTAAATGGAACTGAATGTGGATAGGTATGACCTTTAATTAGGTTATACCTTTTTTTTAACAAAATTTAATAAAAGAGTGGTGTATTTAATGGCAGGGAGAAGTGAAGAATTAGCAAAGTTGCAAGTCGGATTGGAACTAAATGACCAAAACTTTACGAAAGCATTAGGTAATGTTTCCAAACAAAGTAAGGGTTTAGCAAGAGACTTTGATGTTGCTAGTAGAAGTATAGATAATGCAGAAAATAAAATGGAAGCATATGCTAATGCTATAGACAAAGGTAATAAAGCAATAGAAACTAATAATCAAAAGTTGCAAATGCAGACACAAAGATATGATAATTTATTCCAAAAGACACAAAAACAAAAACAACAATATGATGAACTTAAAGAAAAACTAAAGGAACAAGAAAGAGCCTTATCTAGTCTTGCTAATACAGAAGGTAAATCTAGCAATGCATATAAGGAACAAGAGAAAGCAATAAATGATTTAAAGAAAGCATTGCAGGATAAGTTAGATTTGGTACAAAAGAACAGTAATAAGCTACAGGGTTATAGTACGGATATAGATAGAACAACTAACGATTTAGATAGATTAAGAAACGCTGTAAGAGATACTTCTCAAGCTATGGAACAATCTAATTCAGATATGGTTATGGATGGTGCAGAAGAAGGTGCTGGAAATCTATCATTATTCGGTAAAGCTACTGAATTTATAGGTGAAAAACTTGGTGGACTTGCAGGATTAGCTAAAGGCGCTGGAGCAGCATTAGTTGCATTAGTAGGTAAAGGTGCTATAGAAGGTGCGGAAAGCTATGATAATGCTATTACAGACTTAAGAATAAACTTAGGATTAACTAAAAATGAAGCCAAAACATTCTATTCAGAAATAGGTAAAGCAGCAGACGGTGGTTATACTTTCGAAGGTATAACAAGTTCCCTTGAATTGCTAAGTCAAAGGTTTAATTTATCAGGTGAAAGGTCAAAAGAATTAGCAAGAAGTTTAGATATACTTAATAGACTAGGTATAGAAAATACTGATGCGGTAACGTTTATGACTGCTGCTTATGCAAACTTAGGTATGACACAAGAAGAATCATTAGATATGATTATGGCAGGACAACAACAAGGTTTAAACATGTCTGGTGACTGGCTTGATACTTTAATGGAGTATTCACCTGAATTTGATAAACTTGGAAATAAAGGACAAAATGCATTTGCTTTAATTAAAGAAGCAATGGATGCAGGGGTTAAAGATTCAGATTCTGCTATTGATGCTATAAAAGAATTTTTCCTATTATTTGAAGAAGGAGGAAGTGGAACAAAAGATACATTTTCAACTTTAGGATTAGACTTTGATACCTTAAAAGCTAAAGTAAAAGACGGTTCTTTAAGTAATATAGATTTCTTCCAATTAGTAAATGAAGCATTAGCTGGCGTTTCTGATGAAACTGAACGTGCTGCATTAAAGACTCAAATATATGGTGGTACTGGTGAAAAAATCACTGATGCAACTATATCAGCATGGGGAGACACTAAATTAGCAATAGAAGATACAACTGGTGCTATGGAAAATGCTAAAGATGCACAAGAAGAATCTTATGCTGCTATGCAACAAGATTTGTCTAATGAGTGGAATAACCTGAAAGAAACAATAGGAGTAGGAGTTATTCCTATTTTAAAAGCAGTAGTCGAAGATATTAGTGGAATAATAAACGCATTCAGTCAAATACCAGCTAACACAAGTGCTTTCGCTAATGCAATGTCTAGTGCATTTTCAGTTGGTATGGCTACAATGGACAATGCCTTCCTAAAATTCAAATCATCGTTCTTAGATGGTAGTGCTGGACTTGCAAGTTCTATGGCAGGATTTACAAAGTCATTAGGATTAGACGGTATGTCAAAGTCATTCAGTGACCAGGCATCTAAACTTAAAAGTGATTCTGCAAATGTAGCCAAGGAAATAGAAAAGAATAATGGAATAATAGAAAAATCTGGTTCTAAAGTTAAAGACTTCTTCGGTAAACTTGGTTCTGATGGCGTAAAAGTTAAAACTGATATTGACACTAGTAAAACAGATAAAGGTTTAGATAAAGTAAAAAAATCTGCTGATGAGGTAAATGGTAAGACTGCTAAAGTTAAAGCTACGGCAGATACTGCTGGTGCTAGTAAAAATATTACAGGATTAAAAAAGAATGTTGATGATTATAACAAAAAAGCAAGTAGTGTTAAAACAACTAAGTTTAAAACAGATACAACTAGTGCAAGTAAAAACGTTACTGGACTAAAGACTAATGTGTCTGATTATGATAAGAAAAATACTGGCAAGACTAAATCAACTAAGTTTCAAGCAGAAACGGCTGGAGCATCTAAAAATGTAACTGGATTAAAGAATAATATAAGTAACTTTGTAAGTAGATTTGTTAAAACATTTACAACAACTTTTAAAGTAGTTACTAAATATAGTACAAGTGGAACTCCAACTAAACAAAGTAGTGGAGCAAAGACTACTGGTGCTGGTGCGGTATCTAAAAATACTATTGTTCCTACTGTAAATACTGTATCAAATCCAATTACACCTATGTCTTCAACTCCAAGTCCCGCGCCTATGAGTACTGGAGCAACTACTGTTGATTATACTATAGCACCAATGAGTACAGGGGCTACATCATCTAATGATATTAACATTGGTAGTATAATGCCATCAATGAATTTAAATGTAGATATGCTTAGAGGTATGGAATCTGAATTAAAGAAAATAAATAATCAGTTAGATATACTTGATAAGAAATCACAAGATGCATTCGGAAATGAAAAGATTAATTATCTTAATAAGCAGAATGAACTATACAGACAACAACAAGCCTTACAACATGAAATAGCTGAGTCAATGCGAAAACAACAAAATGAATTAAGATATACTTTATCTCAAAAGGGATTCTATTTTAATTCAAATGGAACTGTTACTAATGATTCTGAAAAGTTATTAGATATGGAAAGGTATGTAAAGTATTTAGAAGAAAGAGTTAATGCAGATAAAGAAGGTAATAATGAAGCATTAAAAAACCAATATGAATCTGCAAAAGAACAACTGGCACAGACTAAACAGTATCTTGATGAATATATAGACTTAACAGATAATGGTATTCCTAATTGTTCTTCACAATGGTTGGAGCTACAAGAGAAGATAGAAGATACAAATGTTGCAATATCAAAGTCTAGTGAAGAATTTCTTTCTTTAATTAAAAATATAGATAAGTTTAGTAATAACATATCTGCATTACAGAATGAAGCAAAGTTCTTAGATATATATATAGAAAGAGCATTTGGTGACGAAAAACAAGATTTAATTGAAAAAAGAACTGAATCATTAAGAAAACAACAAGCCGAACTTCATAATTTAGCTAATACATATAGAGAACAAGCTGCTGCATTAGCTGGTTCAACTGATCCTGACCAGATAAATGAGTATAATAATTTAGTTAATGATAAAATACCTTCACTTGGCCTTGCATGGTGGGATTTAGAGAAAGACATAGAAGATTCTCAAGCTGCTGCAACAAAAGCAATAGAAGATGCATCCAGGGAACAACTTAATAAAGTCAAGCAGATAGAAGACAAAATAACTGATATATATAAAGACGAAATTGAGGATAGAAAAGATTTACTTAATGAAGAATTAAGAGAAAAGTTAAAATTACTCGATAAGGAAAAAGATGCTTATAACAAAATACGTCAAGAAATTAATTATAAGGATGATTTAAAAGAACAACAAGATGCTATATCTGAATTACAAAAGAAAATTGATTCTGCTAGTAGAGATACGAGTTTAAGTGGTCAGGCTAGATTAAAAGATTTAGTTGATGAAATGAAAGACCAACAAAAGAAACTCGAAGAAATGGTGCAACAAAATATAGACGAACAAGTTTCAGGAATGTATGATTCTGAAAAAGATAGGTTATCTGAGGATGCTGAAAGGTCTATTAAAGACTTAGAGAATAAATTTTCTGATTCTAATATTGCGGAGTATGTAAATAAGGCTTTAGGTGATGGTGTATTTACTGACATAGATGGTAATGTTAGAAATCTAAAGGATACCATGATGGAATTTTTAGATGAAAGTGGAGAAGCATTTGGAGTACTTGGTAATGTAATTAAGAATGATTTAAATTCTAACCTACAACAAGCATTAGATACATTTAAGAATTTAGATAGTGTTTATGGTGGATTAAATATAAAAGTTCCAAGTGTAGATTATAGTTCTCAAAGATATAACCCATCTGCTAGTAATAATACTACAAATAATACAACAAGCACACAAAATGTTACTGTTCAATTTAATCAGCCTTTAGTTCAAGTTCAAGGAAATGTAACTGAGGATGTTATGCCAGGCTTAAAGAAGATGATTAAAGAAGCAGAAAAAGAAATTACGAATAATATAGTTAAATCTATAAAATAGTAATTTTAAATGAATGGGCTATAGGTATTAATTCACTTATAACCATATTTTGTAAATACATGTTATAATTAGTATGAGATATTTAAAGTAGGAGGAGAATGGATGAAAAAATATAAAAACATAGCAATAGCAATAACAATACTAATATGCGTGGCTATGCCAATAGGAAAAGTTAATGCCAATGAGGTTAAAACTACTCAAGACACACAATATGAGGCTAATGATATCGTAAATATTCCGGATTACAATTTAAAGAAGGCTATAAATAAACAATTAGGAAAAGTTGCATTATTATCAGATATAACTAAAGAAGAAATGAAATCTTTAACAGTATTAAGGATTAATGCTGGTTATGATCCTAGAAATAATATAAGCGATTTAACTGGTCTAGAAACTGCAGTTAATTTAACAGAACTAGGATTAAATGGTCACAGCATAGAGGATATAAACCCTCTATCAAATTTAACAAACTTGAATGAGTTAGACGTATCTGCAAACAAAATAACTGATATAACACCTATAGCAAATTTGACAAATTTATCATATTTAAATGTAAATGGCAATCAAATAACTAGCTTAAATGGAATACAAAATCTTGAAAATCTAATAGAATTAAATGTTAGTAGTGATATCTTGAAAGATTTAACTCCTATTAAAGACTTAACAAATTTGAAAACTTTAACCATATCAGGTTCGAATGTTTCAGATATAAGTATCATTGATAACTTAGTTAATTTAGAACACTTAAGTATTAACTCTACTAATGTAGAGGATATAAGTGCTCTAAAAAACTTAACAAAACTTAATGAGTTATTTATAAATAATTGCAAAGTTAAGGATATAAGTGCTTTATCCAACCTTACTAATTTAAAGATGTTAGACTTAGCTGTAAATAATATTGAAGATATACGTGCTCTATCTAATATGAATAACTTAGAGTGTTTACAACTTAGGACAAATAAAGTTAAGGATTTGACTCCACTAATAAATCTATCTAATTTATCATCACTAGATGTAGCTGCAAATTCAATCCAAGATCTGAGGGCACTTAAAAAGATGCCCAACCTTACTTATGCAGATTTATTTAAACAAAAAATACAATTATCTAAAATCACTACTAGTAATGGTGAGGTAATTATGGAAATACCAAAGGTTTATGATATAGAGGGAGCATTACTTAAACCTACAAATTACTTTGGTGGGAGTGGCTATGAAATATATAACAACAATGTAATCTGGAAAAATATAAATGAAAATATAGATGTAGGAGTTACTTTTAAATCTATAGCTACAGTTGGAAATAATGATGATTTAGAGTACAGTGTTACTTTTACTCAGCCTGTTGTAGCGATTAACGATATAACAGGACATTGGGCAGAGGCATCAATAAGAGATTTTATAAATAAAGGATATATAAATGGATATCCAGATAATACATTCAAGCCCAATAATTCTATAACAAGAGCTGAATTTGTAAAAATATTCAATAGGAAATTTGGGTTGACTACAACAAGTGGAAAGGTATTTAATGATACTATATATAATTGGGCAAAAAATGAAATAGATATAGCTGTAACTAATGGAGTATGTAATGGAATGTCTGCTACAGAATTTAAACCTAATGATCCAATAACAAGAGAACAAGCAGCAGTAATGATTGCTAACTATAAGAAAATAGCAGATAGTACTTTAGATAAATTAAATAAATATCAAGATGTTAACGAAGTATCTAGTTGGGCAAAGGATAGTGTTGAAGGTGTAATAGAAAATGGATACATGGGTGCTGGAGGAATAGCATTTAATCCTAAAAATAATATAACTAGAGCCGAAACTGCAGTAGCATTAGGAAGAATTAATTAAACGGTAGGGTTATAGGGATTAATTTCCTTATAACCTTATTTTTTTTGATTAGTTTCAAATTCTGACAAAAAATAAATAATAAATATACTATACTGTTTTTGAAATACTTTTTATTCTCTTCAATCTGAGTAAAATAATATAGAGGAATTATAAAAAAATAAATTGCTGAGGGAATAGATATAAAAATAGGGGGTGAGGTATATGAGTGAATTTAAAAATGATACTGAAGAACAAGAGGTAACAGAAGAAAAAAGTGAAAACAAAAGTAATAAAACAAAAATATTTAAAGGTGTAAAAATTAAAAGCACATTAAAACACTCGATAGGATTTGTAGCAGGTTTAACAATAGGGTTTGTATTAGCGATTATTGCAAGTATTGGTGTTTATGATGATAATGCAGAATATCTAGAAACAATAGCAAGTCAAGAAACTACAATTCAAGAGCAAGAAATAAAATTATCACAAGCCAAGCCGTGGTTTAAAATGGAGTTAAACGAACAAAAGAAAATAGAAGAACAAAATGAAAAAGTTGAATCAGAAAGATTAGCAGCAGAAAAACAACAAGCAGAGAAAGATAGAACTGAACAAGAAAAGAAAGCAGAAGAAGAAAGATTAGCTAAAGAACAAGAAGAGAAGAAGGGATATGATACAGGGATTACATATAGTGATTTAGCTAGAAACCCTAAAGATCATGTAGGTGAAAAAGTTAAGTTTAAAGGTGAGGTTATCCAAGTAATGGAAGGCGATTCAGAGGTTCAAATAAGATTAGCGGTTAATGGAGATTCTAACAACGTAATATACTGTGTATACGATAGTTCATTAGTTGATTCGAGGGTGTTAGAAGACGATTATATTACGGTAATGGGATTGAGTTCTGACGTAATAACATATGATTCAACAATGGGTGGAAGTATAACAATACCTTCTATGCTAGTTCAAAAGATAGATATGTAGATTAAAAAGCTATAGGGATTAATTTCCTTATAGCCTTTTTTTTATGCTATTTTAGTTAACATTCTATACTCATTATATAGATTCCATACAAAGCCTTTAGTTGGATTCTTTATACAATTCTTAATTATGTTATGTCTTAATATTTCTAAGCTCTTAGAATCCAATCTATTATGTATATCAATAACATTTCCCATTTCATAGGTAAATATTGCCTCATGAAATAAACATTTTAATTGTTCATTTACTTCATCTATGTTATTACTATTTAAAGCAGAGAATATGTTATTTACTAAAGATATTATTTGTTCCTTATTGTTACTTAATTTATTAACATAAGCCATTCTATCCTTATTGTTTTCTACTATACTTCCATTTCCTAATCCTATATATATCATTTGCAAATCCCCCTAGTTGACACTAAAGACCAAAATGAGATATAATCTAATTGCGAGTTAGGTGCTATATCCATTTGGAGTAGTGCCTTATTTTTTTATAGTTTGTTTGAGGCGTTGCCCCACTCAAAAGAGTAGGGACTATTTTTTCTTGATGATTATTTTATCATCTTCTAATGTTACTTCTACATTTCTTTCATCAGGTGTTATACCTAATTCTCTTACCCAAGTCACAGGAATCCCAAGCTTAGTTGTAACGCTGCCCGATCCTCCAGTTGTAAAAGTTATTTTTAAGTCTCTTTTTTCTTTCAAGTTATCACCTCAACTCTTAATTATAGTGTACTATATTAATGACTGACCGTCAATGCCTTTTTAACATTTTTAGCAAACATGGAATTGATATAGTTTTTGGATGTAGTAGTGGAAGGGATAAAACATCCCATCGTTGATAATACTGGGTTCATGAAACATGAGGTCGTTACAATCACTAAAACTGAGTTAAAAGATTCTGATAAAATCAATTAAGACACTTAATGCTTGAAAGTGTTGAAAATACTCTAACTGGACATAATGTCAAATTAGAAATTCCATCTAGACGACTAACATTAATACCAAAAAGAGCGCTGACAATTAATTAAATTACAATTTAAAATATGTTTTTAAAAAAAATTTAAAAACGGTTGATATATAATAAAAATTGGGTTAATATTACAATATATTTAAATAATAGGAGGTATGACAATGGGATTAAATCCAACTATAGACCAGTATTTATTATCTACATGCTTATTTATAATTGATGAGTTTAATGAAATGTATAAGTCTGTTGACAATAAAGAATTAAAAAGAATTGCTGATGAAGAGTATAATGAAATGGATATATGTGTTAGGATAGGATATCCGTTTAGAAATATGGTACATTATACTGTTGGAGATGGTAAGGGTAGGAAAAACAAAGATGAAAATAACGAAGACAATAAGAATAAAAGCAACCATGATTTATACATAAAGTCAAAAGATTTCAAAGTAGAGGTTAAATATTTAAAGAATTGGGATAGTAATAGTGGAACTAAATCTTCAAGTAAAAACTGGAAGGAATATCAACAAGATTTTGATTGGCTACGTAATGAAATTAAAGAAGGTAATAAAGGTAAATGTGCATTTGTTATAGGATGGTTCAATGGTGTTGAAAGATTTTCGCAATTTATGCAGTTAGGTGGAACTCCTGGTGGTAAACCAAAAGTTGATCCATACAAGATAGCATTCTTTCCATTTTTGAAAACATTAGGAGCAACTTACACTCAAGATTTACTCTATAACTATAGTAAAGCATATAAGCCATTAGAAATTGATTTAGTAGAAAGTATAAATGATGAGTATAATTGTTTGTTCTTGGGGAATGAAAGTGATAAGTTCCATTTTGCTATATATTATTAATAGAGTTATTAGGCTAGAAATTAATTTTTCTAGTTTTTTTACTTATAAGGATACTATATTAAATTCAAATCTGTGGGAAACTTGTAAACCAATGTGATATCAAAATATTCATAAATAAAAAGTAACAATCTATTATATATGAGATATAGTAACATTATCGAAGAAATAGATGATGCGCGAAAAAGTTATGTAAAGATTAGCTTCTTGTAAAATGGAGCAAATTCTTTGTTATTTAAGTTTTACGGTATGAATTGGATAGATGAAGTATCTAAGGTAGTATTATTAGTATGCATAAATTATTTTAGATATGATATAGTAAAAATATTAAGACTTAAATATTTTAGTTGATTGATTATTACCGAAGGAGGAATATAATATGATATTTAGAATTGCAGCTAGTACTAAGGTAGGTAAGAGAAAACCGTATGTGGGAAAAATAATGCTTACTGAGGAATATCAGGCAATGCAAATTTATACACCATTAAAGATAAGGATATATGATACAGAAGTAAAATATGAGAAAAATGGTTTTATTTCTATAGATGATAAGTATAAAGCCAATGAAGGTGACATAATAGAACTTGGAAATGTCTATAGTTACTGTATTAGTGGGGATAATGATATTAGCTGTAGCTACTTCGACCAGGATTATTCTAATTATAGAGGTTATTATAGTAATATATATGGAAATGATGACGATATAGATGAAGTAGATGAAGATGATGAATTTGAAAGATGTCTATATATAGTCAAAAATGGAGAACTTGAAAAACTTGGCTATTCAGAGAATACAGACTTACTTCATAAAGTTGAAAAGTATCTTAGAGGAGAGTCTATTGAAATAAATGAAATCTCAACTAAAATAAAGAAATTTACATTATGTTTTGAAAATAAAAGTAACTTAGCTCCAACATTATTTGAGGTGGATGTAGTTGCTGATAACGTAGCTATATTAAGAGATATAGGTTCAATAAACCACACTGAACTTAAAAATTGCTTCAGTGATGAATTAATTGAGTTTGTAATAAAGAAGTTAAAAGAAAAAGGAAATAATTATGACATGAGACTAATCTTTGTAGGAACAGATAATATCGCATATGCGGAATATGTGAATAGGTTTGTTTATTTTACATTTTTGAATTAGATTTTCAAGTTGTAATGGTTTTACTTACAGATATTAATTGAGGAAATAGAGTTAAAAATGTACTTAAAAATAATTATATTTTAAGTACATTTTTTATTTATATAAAAGGTCGAGGAATTATAATTATTGTAAATTGTTCGATTTTCGGATGTCGATTAAACCGACATTTGAAAATATACAAGTTTATCTTTCATTTTAAAAAAGCAAACAATGATAGAGATACAACAAATATTTTCTATGTCCTAGACTATATCTTCATGCTACATATTAGATAACTCAAGGAAAGTGGCATATTTCCTTTCTAAGTGTATATTACTATCGGTATATAACCAATTAAGTATACCTCTAGCAGTTGAAAAATTATAGGTTACAATATAAACATTTTCTTTTCCTTTTTTGCTTATAGCATTTGTATTATGACTATAAGCAGTTTTTGTAGCTTCATTAAGATCTTTCAGGAAGCCTGGGTTTCCTAAAATTCTTAATCTAGGTCCTATGTAAACTTTCTCTCCTTTGTACCCCTTTGTGGTACCCATCGTGCCGTCACCATCTACATATCCTCTTATAAAATCTTTAAGGTATTTTTTAGGTATTTCAGGAAAGCCTATTTCATCATGCTTTTTGTTAGATGTCATATCAAAAAACTCTTTAAATTTTTTGATTTTTGACCTACAACTTATTTTTAAAGTATAGGATCTTGTTCTGGCTTTATAGTATATAGGCTTATCTGGAACAATTAAATCCCTAAACTTTTCTAATATCGCTAGGTCAGTTTCACTTAACCCTATCTCGATTTCGTTATTGCTTATATATCCATCTGCTGCAACAAAGCCTAAAAAATAATACAACTCTTCGCTATCCTTCTCAAAGAAATCCCAATTATGTTTATATCTATAAGTTCCCATTTATACCTCCATATGTTTTGCTATACCACTATTATCACCTCAAATATGGATTTTAATTCACCTATTACTTGATTTGCGAATGAGACTACTAAATCTGCACCACTGAAACTTGTTAATGTGTTTATAGTTGGACTTGACATGTGCCTTACACCTACTTATAATAGTCAAATATTTAGTACAGCAATACTTATGTCATTTGCATCCATCATTAAAATCTGACAATACAAAAGTAGTCTTTATATGCTTACAGTATTAGGATTAGGTGTTATAGTGATATTAGTATTATACTTAAGAAATGTGAAGAAAGTAAGAATCAAGAAATCGAAAATTTAAATGATGAGATAAGAGAAGAAATAATAACCTTACAAATAGAAGAATCTGTATATAAGCAACTATTACTTGAACAACACAAAATAGTACTCTAGAAATAGAGTACTATTTATTTTCTAAACTTTTAAATTGTACAAGCAACTTTTCATGAATTATTACATAATATTAATTAAGAACACATTAAAGTTAATGAAAAGGTGGTGAAACTTAATGAGTCAAACTAAAAAAGGCAATAGATTCCAGATATCATTTAAGGAAAATATTCAAGAACTAGAATTGATGGATTACATGTTAAAACAAGCTGAAATAATGGGAATCTCGACCTACATCAAAATGTTGATTAAAAAAGATTTGGAGCAGCAGAATAAAGAATAAATTAAAAGAGCCAAGGGAATGGTACTCCACAAGGCTCAACTCAGTGAATTAAAAAATTATAATTCGATAATATATTCTTCAAAAAACAAAAAAATCCTTTAAATCTATTTGATTTATATTATTTAAAAAATACCTTTTGAACAATATCAAGTATTGCAGCAGCACCGAACCAATAAACATAAGAAGGAATCATTTAAACACCTCCAAGATGAAATTTATTATGAGATTATTTTAACCAAATTGGGAGGGTATTATTTATGTTATTAAAAAAATATAAAGTTGAAAGCTATACATTTGTAGAATATAGAGAAATACAAGAAAAGGAACTAATGGATCAATTAACTATTTTAGATAAGACTATAGCACATATAAAAAGAAATAAGGCTATGTATATTAAATTAGTATTACTGATAGCTATAACTATAGATAAAGGAACTTTAACAGCTTTTGCATCAGGTGGACTAGAGGCTAATTTAGCAAATAAATTTACATTAATAATAGAGAAACTTATATTCCTATCTAAATATGCGTGTATGGGGTTAGGTTTAAAAGATATGATTATATGCTTACTTAACGGTGGGAATATGAGAGAAGCATCTTTTGCTGGTATTCAGTTCTGGTTAGGTTATTTATTCTTAGAATTTTATCCAACATTATATAACTAGGAGGTAACAGTATGAATCAATTTAATAATATAATATGGAACTTTAATCCACTTAAAGATTTTAGTCTTAAGAAGTGGCTAAAAGACCTTTTAACTGAATTACTACAAGATGCTATGGACTTATCCATGAATGTTTGTATAATAGCAGGATTAATAGGAATTATACTTTATCTGTTCGGATGGAAGAAGTGCAAGAATGTACCTTTTATAACTTGGGCTATACATCTTATCATTCAAATTTTAGGAGGTGTTCTTCTTGGTTAAGAAGAAAGTTCAGTCAATAAAACTAAGTAAACTAATAGAAATTAAGAAAGAAGAATATGTTACACTCCAATTAATACCTACTAAAAGTAATAAAAATAATTCTACAGACAATATAGCATCTTTAATTAATAGAATGTTTATTAAGGCAGATAAGCTTATTAAGAAGGAAAATAAAAAACTTATAATCCAAACTTATATGAAAGCTAGTTACTATATTCATATCACTAAAGAGGAAGTACAATTCTTTTTTATCATACCAAAGATTCATGTAATGAAATTCAGAACTAAATTCTCAGAGACTTGGAAAAACATAGAGATTAAAGAAGTTGATAGAATACCCGTAGATGTAAATACATGTAATAAATATCAGTTAACTTATACTCACAATGATATATTAAGCCTTAATATAGATAAGAGGAATAATGACCTTCTAAATGCTAATATGGCTATTATAGATATATTAGAGAATGAAGATATAGTAGGAATATTTTATAATTTTATACCAACTGGAGAAAGAGAGAACAATTATTTTAAGAAGGTTTATAAAGATAATATAACAAAATACGAAGAAGGATATAGTTTAAAGAAAACTAAAACAGCAATAGATATAGGATCATCTGTTTTAAAGTTTTTAATAAGTTATGTTGATGATTTCATAGGAGACATACAGAAAGAAAAGTATAAGAAAAAATGCCTATTCATCAATGCTAGAAAAGATGTATCTACTAGCACTAAGAGAAAATCAAATAAGACTATTTGTAAAACTCAAACAATAGTTATATCTAAGAGTAAAGATGAAAAGAAAGAAAAAGAACTAGGTATAAGTTTATGCAACAGCTTTAAGAGTATATCTGATGATAATGAATTTACTTATAAAGAAGTAAAAAAGGATATAGATATTATGAGACCTATAATAAATAATGTTGCTATAAATAAGACTACAGTAGAGGAGTGTCAGAACTTTATATCTTTACCAGGTAGAGAACTTATAGAGCAACATAAGATGATACAACACAATAAGATACTAGAAAGAAAAATACCTAAATCACTAGAAGATGGAGAGGTTAGAATAGGTACGGTTAAATGTAAAGAGAATAGCCAAGAGGCTTATTATAGTACAGACAAGCAAATATCAAGACTAGGTAGAATATTATTAGGCTCAATGGGAGCGGGTAAAGATTACTATATGATAAATATGTCTAAAGATATTATAGCAGCAGATAGAGGACTTATAGTTATAGATTATATAGATAAGTGTCAGTTATCAGATAGTATAAAGGCTATAACTCCACCTGATAAGTTATTGGAGATTGATTGTTCTAATATTAAACAACTTCAAGCATTTGTATTTAATGAACACAAGATAGATAAAACCCTAGATGATTATTCTAAAATTGCTATAGCTATGCAAAAGTCTGAACAAATACAAATATTACTAGATGCAATAAATGATGATAATACTAAATTAACTCCTCGTATGCTAAGATACCTTTATGCAGCAGGTACAGTTGTATTTTATTTAAAAGAGAATGCTAGTTTTAAAGATGTAATAGATATACTAACTAATCCAAGCAAAAGAGAAGACTTAATAAGTCAATTAAATGATAAAGCACAGTCTATATTGACAGATGAAATAGATGATCTTAAAGATCTAACTAAGACTACTAAAACAGGTATAGAGAACTATGATTCCAAGATTGATGGTATTATAGATAGAGTATCTTGGTTAAAAACTAATATGTACACGAAGATAGCATATGCAAAAGATAGTTCTGAAAATATAAATTTTGTAGATGCTATTAACCAAAAGAAAGTTATATTAATAAAGATACCTGAAAAAACTTTCAATAGTAGAGTTATCAGAAACGTTATAGCTACGTTCTATTTATCAAAGATTTGGCTTAGTAAACAACTAGGAGCAACAGAAGTTAAAACAGAATTATTCATGAATGAAATACATCAAAGTTATAATTGTCAGTTGCTTATGGAAAACATATTAGTTGAATGTAGAAAGTTTAATCTTGTCCCAACTTTAGCTATGCATTATTTAAGTCAGTGTACTAATAAATGTAAAAATGCTATATTAGCAAGTGGATCTTCGTTCCTTCTTATAAGTGGATGTGATGTTAAAGCATTCAATGAACTAAAAGCACATTTTGAAAAAGATGGATATGAAGAAACAGATTTGGTTGAACTCGACCGATATAATGCTTTATGCTTAATTAAAAATGAAGATAACAACTATGCTAGTTTTGTAGCTAAACTACCTGCTTAAAGTGTGGGTAGTTTTTTTATGTAAATTTCATTAAGTTTACACATCTTATACATAAAAATATATCATGTTATAAAAACATAGAGGAGTCCCAAGTCACTCTTACCAATTCTGCTGGTCGTTCATTAAATCTTAAACAAGTTTAAGACCACTTCGTTTTCTATTCACTTGCATAATAGAGTGTATGCATCAATTTTCAAAATGTGCTTGTACTTCTTGTTCTATTTATCTATAAATTAATTTTTATAGAAATATTTAGTTTTATATCACATTAACAGTATTGTATTATTCTAAGATATTTCTTTTATGTACTTGTACATTTTAAATACTAATGATGTACCTACTAACGATGTGCCTAATTATAACTTATTAATTTTTTCTTGATATTTTTAAATCCATCATCCATTTTAGTTTCTATTCTATCTAATTTATTATTAATTTCTTTCATGTCTTTCTGCATATCATTTAGAAATTTTTGTATATCTAGTAATGTTTTTGATATTTCATTATTCATTTAAATTGCCTCCTTATAGTTTTATATGCTTATTGTATCACAATTTAGTGGTGGAGAAACTCCACATCTAGTAATTCCAACAATACAAATCTAACTGAAGGTCATGCAACCGAAGTACCTGCAAATGAAGACCCTTAAAAATCTAAGTTACCATGTTTAACCAATAAATACATCAATACAAAATCGAAAATCCATATAGTAACAACTATACATAACAATAAAATTCTTATTTCATTTATCAATATAATCACCTCTAGTGGCAATTATAACCAACTAGAAGTGATATATACTTATTTAAACATCTTTTTGAATACATCAAAAATAGAGAATGTAGTCTTATTATAAACTTTATTATATGCTGCTTTCTTAGGATTAGTAATCCATCCCATACCTTTTTTCCCATATCCAGGTATTATAGCTTTCTTAACAGCACGTGTGGCTCTACCAGTAGTTCTAGCTTTTATAGACTTCTTTATACTCGGTTTTCTTATTCCCATTTTCATATAATCACCCTTTCTAATGTTGAATTATCCAACTTTAACATATTTAAATTATATGTTAAATCTTATTCCCAGTCAGTATTAAACTTACCTTTTTGGCTTTCTAATAGTATTTGCTCAAGTTTATCTGTACTATATTTATTGAATGTTTGGTTTATATTGTGGAATCTAGTCTTAACTGTAGGTACATTTGTATTACTATTAGAAGTTTTATTTACTGTTTTCTTATTCTTGTATTCTTCTATGTAAACATCATATTGTTTTATAGTTAATATATCTTTCTTAGTTATTTCTTTTATAGTTTTTATGAAATATCCATCTTTTTTAGATATCTTATTGTTATTAATAACTTCCACAAGTATCTTTTCAAATAAATCTATATCTATATTTTCATATACGCTCTCTATAAGCTTCTTAACTTCATTTGTAATTACTAGATGCTTTTCATACATACTTACATACTTACAATAAGTATTATTTAAATCAGTATTACTTATATTATCCCCATTTAGCATAGCATCCTTCGAGCATAGTATCCTTTTTGGGGTATATGGTGTTTTACCATTACTACCTTTTTGGGGTGTATGGTTAGATTGTTCATTTTCCAACGTTTTAGATTCATTGTTACTTGAAAAAGTTCCATCTAATTTTAAGTTTACTAAATCTGGGGTAGTTGTATCTGGTGTATCTAATAGATCATATTCATATTCAAACTTACCTCTATTTTCCTTTGAAGGTATTCTATACACTTTTAAATATCCAGCATCTTTTAATTCTTTCCATCCTCCATCAAAAGACTTTGTACCTTCTTTACATATAGATACTAGATAATCTTTATATATTGTAAAACTTTCTAGTGTTACATAACTTTGTATTAAAGAATATAAACCCTTTGCTTTTAAACTTAATTTCTCATCTCTTAAAGCAATATTACTTACTTGTGCAAAATTAACCTTTTTATTTCTAAATCTTCCTGAGTTGTTCATAGTAATTCCTCCTAGTTATTTATAGAAGGAAACCTAAAAGCCAACCCAACAAACTTATACTTGAATAATCTATCAAACTTTTGTTATAATAATTATATCAATTTAATTAATATTACAACGTAGTTTTATCATGTTGTTGGGTGGCTCTTATCTATTGCCAGTAGATAAGGGCTTCTTCTATGTTTAATTTTAAATTTTTTATTCTAACTAACTAAGAGTTTGATTAATAAATTTGTCGCCATTATGTCGTCATCAAGTAGCCATAATTTAAATTTAAAAGCCTCTATTTGTTCTGTTAGTAACCCTTCTGTCCGTTGATTTTACTACGGTTCACTATAAGCATCTCAACAGGGCCAATCCTATAAGAATAGCTCCAGAAAGCCAAGATAAATTTATATCTACCTTTTGAGCAAATCTACTTCCTAAATATGAACCTAAAAGT